ACGGAACTCGCACGCGCATGTCTTTCGCGATGCCTCGCTCAAGAAACGCTAACGTGCTAAATGCCCGTATCCATGCGAGATGCTGCTCCCCACAGCCGTTGCCAAGTGACACTCTCACGAAGCCTCGTGTTCGTGTAACTGGCCAACTATTCGTGCAAGGCGTGTGGGCGAATGTCGCGCGCGAAGGCGGGCGGGGGAAGAGCATAAGACGATGTGTGTACCGTCGAAAATTTCTGTCCAATATTTCTGTATAGAAACTCCCCCCAAATGCACAAAAAAAAGTGACACGCTAACGCATCACTCTAAAGAATTAATCATCGAGGAGTATCAGTACACCCATGACCACTAATCCGACCGTACCGAGGACAGAGCCCAACAACACCTTATGATCCTCAATCTGCTTCAGAACCCATTTCGTACCATCATTAAGCCATGTTGTCATCTGCGCTTGACCGCCGTGATTAAACCAATAGACGCCCCAAATAACAAGCCCGATCATGATAATAGTAATAGCAATCCGAAATATCAACTTGAGAATATCCTTTAAGTCCACAGTAATCATCAAAATCACCACGTCCTTTCAAATTGATACCTCTATTATAAACTATTTAGAGAATCGTATCAACAACAAATTGAGGCGTCACTCGACCATTCCACTCATTAACACCAAGCGTACCCGTAAATTCAACAACGGATCCACGTGGTCCACTCATCACTTTTTCAATATGCGCCTTGGTCTGATAATTCCAAATCAAAACATCAAACACACCCGTAGCTAATTTTAAATGTTGCTGTTCCGCGCCCATCGTTTTAATAGCCTGTAACGTGCCCAACTCGATACTATATTTCACTGGAACTCTACCAAACCCTTGACCAAACGGTTCAAGTGTCGCAATATAATCACAATACTCTTGCACAAGACCTGCATCAGAATCGTGCACCTCAATCACATTAATCGAACCTGGTGTTGAATTCAACCGAGCATATTCTTCAGCGAGACCTACTTCATGAGACAACGCAATTTTAAATTCATGCAAAAATTCTGAATAAATAACACATCCAAGAGCACCTGCATGTCCACCCCACGAAACAAACCATTCAGGGTTTCGACTATGAATTCTCGTCATTGCATTACCCATATGGAACCACTCTGGCGCACGACCAGAGCCATGTAACATATAGCCCGGCTGTACATAGTCATCAGGTACAAGCAAACCATCACCCGTAACTTCATATGAAAACACAACAGCTGGCATATCAAACGCTCCGGTCAACTGACCTGCAACTAATCCAGGATAACCAATACCCGCATCAATCACAGTAACCATAGAATCGTAACCTGTCCACTGAGCCATTGCCGCTTGACTCAACGCATTCGATCTATTTTTGCGATGTTCATTAATAGCCCACAATTCTCTCGCATGCGCTCTAGATATCGTAACATCATCTTCCATGAACACTTGAAACGCATACTTAGACGTAGACATCACACGACGAGACGCATTGAGCATTGGACTGATATAGAATCCAATCGTATCAGCATCAATTCCGTACTTCAATTTACCATTATCTTTTAGTTCTTCCAACAACGCCCAAAGACCCTTGAACAAACGAAGATATTCTTTCGGCGCAGAATTATCCACATAAAAGTTAGACAAATACGACACGGTTTCTTTAACCAAGAAACGATTCTCATCAACCATATCCATCATATCAGCAACGGCAGAAATACCCGCAAACGGATACAAAGCGTTCACCCATACACGTTCTTGATCAGAACCATGCTGCTTGGCGTACAAACTCATTAATTTATACGCAACTTCACCACCACAAATAGCCTTAAACGGATACGTATCATCATAAAACGAATTCGGATCCACAATCACATCAGCCTCAGGTTCTTCTTCTACTCCCGGATGGTGATCGGTAACTAACACAACCAAACCTCTCCGTTTAGCCTCAGCGACACCCTCATACGCCTTGATACCATTATCCGTCGTAATAATAACATCAGCGTCAGGCATCTCAGACAAGGCTTCATTGAGACTCTCTACAGAAAGCCCATAACCTGTAGCCATTGTGGGATAATATATATGTACATTAGCCCAACCTAACACATAAAGAGCTGCATAGATAATCAAACCAGACATCACGCCGTCTGAGTCATAATCTGGAATAATAAGAATCTTCTTACCACGTTGCTTGTGCAAACAATCAACCCATTCCTGCGCACGATGCAATAAAGATCCATCATGCCAATCAGCAACAGTAGAATTCGTTAACGCACGATACCGTTCAGGTGTCATCTCCGTTATTCTGTTAAATTCATCAATTAATCGATTCGTCATATTCATCTTTCTAAATGCCGTCCAAGACGACATTAGCGTGACAAAATAATTAATTTTACAAATAGTCACGCTCGTTCTAAAATACAGTCTAATTATATCATAAACAACTTAAAAATGCCAAAATTTAGCGCGTTTCGCGCTTATTCAATCGTCGACAATCGACAGTAATTTTGGTAAAATAGACTTAAGAACACTCGTCAATAGAATAGAATCTACATTCTATTCATTTTCTATTGTGAAGAAATCATGTATGAAACCTATTAAAGATAGGTTACGTTAAAATCGATTTTACAAACAATTAAGAGTGTTCTAAAAAGAACACTCTTTTTTTTATCTAGAAAGGAAATCAATGGAATATTTAGTATTTGACAATTTTTGGGATATTGAATCCTTTGAAAATGCATATACGGTTGCTTACTACTATCCATCTCGAAAAGCACTCGAAGTCGAATTTATTGATGATGACAACTTAGGTCTAGCAAATCCGCAAGTTCAATACACCACAGCGAAAAAACTTGTGGAATTCTTCAACATCAACCACGAACTAGACATCGACGCCATTCGATTTATCAACTTGAAAACAGTAGCCGGTGCCGTCAACTATATCAAACGTTTCGGTGTTGCCACATCCGACACATTAATCGACCGTACAAAAATCCCAAGTCAAAAATCATTAATCGCAAGTCAACACCAATATCGAATTTTAAAACCGCTCGGTAAATTCGCAAATTGGGACGAATACTGGTACTATCCTGTAAAAGATACAGACCACGATTACGATCCAAACATACACGGTCGTTTCTTCGGATATAACTCAACTAACTATGATGAGACCGTAACATCCGCCGTCATCCACGAACTACTAGCCGAACTAAACGCCGTATTCTCAATCAAAGCCGACAAATCTATCGAGCAAATGATTCAAGAGCATGCTAAGAATGGATTCGCTGACGTAGTGCTCGGTATTACAGCAAAACGTATTCGTCAAACAATCAACAACCCTTTGTTCGATGATTACAAAAACAATATGCCTGAGTTCTTACAATACGAAGACGAAATCAATCAGTATGGTAATACATACAAACGTCGTAATTTCAACTCAGACCGAAACGCAACCCGTCGAGCATGGCGTCTAACAAACCGCTTTATTGACGTATCTCGATTGAACGAGAAAATGTCAAAAATCGCATTGAAACGTGTTATGTCCTATCTCGGACTGACAATCAAAGAAGCGGACACATCAAATAACGTGCGCGTTAAAGACTTGGACGATCTTATCGACCGTATCATCTATAACGCATCCGACGTAGTCAACTTGCGATATGTATTCGAACATAAAGCATACGCCGTACCTTACGATTTGCACGGAAAACTGCTCGAACAGTATCCGCAAACAATCTATATGCATAACGGAGACGAAATCACACCAGATATCGATCCATTGAAGATTCGCACAAATCGTCTGACTTACGACTCGACATCTGCGAAATTCGTAGAGTTCATCGTATCACCATATAAACCATTGACTGATAACGAAACTGTAAGTTACATGTATCCGTCTAAATCAGCAATCAAACGTATCAAACGTCTAACCGGTAAAACAATTAAACAGTTCGACGTGTTAGAAGAAACACATAAATGGTTCCTCGAAAACGTAACAGACGATCCGACAACCGAAGCGTATCAATCATGGATGAATGTGTACAACTTCTACGATTCAATCCGCGGTAAAAACTTCAACTCAGGTAAACAATACCGTGAAGACTACCCTCATATGGAGTTTGATGAACGTACAAAATCGTCAGTCTATATCACCGAGTTAATGGAAAAATACAACACAAACATTTTCTATTACAACCGTGACCTGACAAAATCATCATGTTACGCAACAATGTCTATCGGTGGTATTCACGGAGCTGAAATCCATCAACGTCGTTATAAATACGATTGCGACCTCGTTGAAATCCACAACCGTAAAGTTCAACAAATCAAAGACATGACAGAAAACGGAACTGTCAAAGAAGCTCTTAACGATTTACCGCCTAAAGTAACACTTCCATCTGGCGAAGAAATTAAAGTGCGTGACTTCATTAAGAACCCTAAGAAAACACCAACAGGTAACGAAAAGAATCCAAATGAACCATACGGTGAATGGAAACTTAAAGAAAAACCTGAACTGTTCTCGCTTAAGAAACGTCAAAATTCAGATCTTAAAAAGTGGGAACTTGCTGAAAAATACAAATACGTATCAACCGGTATGGCCAACCACGAAGACTTCGCATCATACTACCCACTTCTTCTTTCAATGCTATCGGCATTTGAAAACGTTGCGCGTGGATTGGACGAAAACGGAGAATACATTGACGTCTACTACGAACTTTTCCAAACTCGTCTGACAGAAAAGAACCGCGCCAAAGACTTATCATTACCTGAAGACGTTCGCGATCTCGCAGAAACAACTCAGTTATTGATGAAACTTCTCATCAACGCGGCATCAGGTGTAGGTGGCGGAAACTTCGATACCAATCTTCGTGTTAACAACAAAGTTATCGCAATGCGTATCATCGGACAGCTTTTCAGTTATCGTATCGGTCAAGCCGAAACGCTCGCTGGTGCAAAAGTACCATCCACAAATACTGATGGTTTGTACACAATGAATATTTCACCAGAGAAAAATAACAAAGTTTTGTTCGACACAGTTGCCGATATGTACGTTGATATTGAACCTGAAGTATTGACAAACTTCATTTCCAAAGACTCAAACAACCGTCTTGAAATTCACATCAACAAGAAAACAGGCGAAGAAGAAATTGCGGCAGCAAACGGTGGATCACTAACAGCTTGGCAAGGTCCTGCGCCAGTCAACAACCTAGCTCACCCGGCAATTGTTGACCGCATCCTCGCTGAATATTTGTGGAAAAAAGAAAACGCTGCAAATAAACACTTCGACCGTGAATTTGCACGTCAACTGTATATTGATTTCGTAAACAATCATCTCGTATCAGACGAAAAACGTTTCGAACTTTCTCGTTTCTATCAATGGATCTTAGCGTCAAGTCCAAGTACTCAACGCTATCTATACCAAAAAGAAACACAGATTGTAAACGAGACCGAAAAATCAATCTTGATTCCAATGCAACACTACAACCGCGGATTCCTGGTTAAACTCGACTTCTTAAACAAAGTTCGTGAACTCAAAGGTCAACCACAAATCAAGAAACTTGAAACACTCATTGCAGCAAAAGACAAATCAAAACCAAAAGTTATGGACGCTCCCGAAATCCTCGACGCTGTTAAAATTCACAAATTGAATGGTTATTTCGCGCACAAAGAAAATCACTATTCGAAAACAGTTAAAGTTAACGGCTTAGACCCAAACATGACGGTGTTTATCGACAACGAAACACAAATCAATAAATGTAAACCAAATCAATATAACGAATTCGGTGCCGACTTTATTGAACACGTTATCGACCACGAAGCGTATCTCGACCTCGTTCAAGATACATTCGAAAGCTCATGGTACAATGTCCAAGAAGAATTTGGTGAATTTGATAAGAAACCAATGACTCGTCTCAAGAAACTTGAGAAAGAACTCGCTAAAAAATAACATGAGGTGAAAACATGGCAACAGATAAAAATTTAGACGTAATTACACACAAACAAAAACTAACTACGTATGAAAACTACAAAGCTGTACCATGCACTCAATTGAAACGTAAACGGACTGCCCTCTTTGTAGGGTCTTCTGTTTTACTTTCACTAAGCGCCATTATTCTAATTTGGCTCATTTTGAGTGTAACAGGTATTATCCACAACGAACAAGTCTGGAAATTTTTCAACAAGTTCAACTAAAAATCTCAAAAAAAGTGGGTATTTCGAGACCCCTTTGGATATGAAAACCCCAGAATTGGATAACAGTCGGGTCACCCAAAAGTCAGTAACGACAGGCGATTTCGCTCCAAAATACCCAAATACCCATTTTCTTTATATATAATATTATTAAAAAAAATAAAGAAACAAAGTATATGAAATGATGTAGTTTGAAAACACCCTATATATGAATTTTAAAACTGCTGGGTAAACTGGGTATTTGGGTCAAAAATGAACCGCAAGCACCTCACGAATCGCGTAACGACAACGTTTCTTCGACTTTTTAGGCTGTACCCAGTTATCCAAAAAGTGGGTAAAACACCCGATCTAAAGGATTTCGTACCCAAAATGAAAATTTAAAAGAAATGAGGCGTGAAAATGTCACAACCTACAACGTTTATCGCACGATCACCCCTTAACGATAAATACGAAAAAATACCAACCACGTTCAATAACAACATCATCAAACAAGAAGATGTATATATGCCTATGCATATCTTCGGAACCGGATCAAGCGGTAACTCGGTTTGGTTGAAAGATTTAAACTTGCTTGTCGATTTAGGTCTTCGTAAAAAAGCATATCTCGATTACAATCCACTCTTTTTCGACCGACTCGAATATATTATCATCACTCACCATCATGGTGACCACTTAGAACCGTCAACTTTGTTCTACATTCTTGAAAACTATCCACACATCAAAGTAATTATTTCAAGCTTCTTGTGGAATTATGTAATGTCACCACTCTACAAACCAACTCGTAAGAACGGAATTCCTACATATCCGTATCAACCTAAATTTGAAAAATATAAAAATAGATTCATTGAAGCAAAACCTCAATGGTTAACACTTAATAATTCTCAAGTGGCGTTACTTCAACCACGAACCATCAAACACGGCGACATCGTAAACATTGCGTTAGAGATTTACCATCTAGAAACAAATCTACGAATGCTCTACTGTACCGATATCGATAACTTAAAAGGCGCAACATCATTCATCTCGGTATTAAACACAACCGAAAACGTGAACGGTCTCAACCAAGAAACAACCTATAACGTCATGCTTCTCGAAGCCAACTACACCGAAGAAAAAATTGTTGAATGGCTCGAAAACACAAAACAAGCAATCGACAACGATCCCAATCTCACACCAGACGAAAAACTTCACGAATGGAACAACGCCTTAGTTCGTGCAAATAACAACCGTCGACATATCTCCGAAGAGGAAGCACTACCGTACGTCCAACGTATGCTTGATTCTGAAGGCATCTTCGTACCACTGCATCCTTCAAGTATGTTTGGGACATTATTTCAACAATAATGTCTTTTCAATAGCACCTAATCCTCCGATTAGGCGCTTTTTTATTTGACATCTTTCAAGATTTGTGCTATACTTATCTTGTCTGAATGACACAAAATAATTTTTATAGAAAGGCAGAACAACTATGCCAGAAAATAAACGTATTGCAAACACAGGTCTTCGCGCAGGAGACGAATTTATGTTAGAGGGTATTTTGTCATTTTCACAAACAAAACGCCCACGTAAAAATTCATATAACGCAACTCAATATGAATTCCCTATCACACTTGCTTTCGACGCAGCACATCCAATTCAAGTACACGTAGATAGTTCACTTCCACAAGCTGAACAAGATCGTATTCGTGCTGCAGCAAACCAATACATTTTGAATGCAGCTAAACCTGACAAACAAAATCCGTCAGTTAGCAAAATTTATTTATCTAAGAAAGCACGTTTCGTATCAACACCGGACTTCAACGATTACAACGACGTTGTTGCAAAAGTTGATCCAAAATCAATGATTCCAGCATTAAAAGAATCAGATAACGGTTACGAAGTATACGAAGGAAACGATCCCGCTCAAGATACAAACCCTGTATCACGCGTAATCATCAACGTTTACGAGTACCGTGGACCTCAAGGTCAAACAGGTATCACAGATGGTATCCAATACATCTTGTATCCAAAAGACATGGTTCCATTTGCCGGCGGTGGGGGTATGAAGTCTCAAATTGAAAAATTTGGTGTTCACTTCAACGGAACTGCATCAGTAACTCCAACTGCACCAGCTCAACCAGCTCCTGCACCAACCACTTTTGCAGCACAACCTGCGCCAGCTCCAACACCAGAACCAACTCCGTCATTCGGAGCTAACCCATTCGGTGCACCAGCTGGAACTAGTCCATTTGCAACTCCACAAGATTCTCCATTTGGAAATAACTAATCAAATGAACTAAATAGACCTGACTTTCTCACGAAGGTCAGGTTTTTCTTTAATAAAAAAATAGACAAGGAAAAGAATATGGTATTTGACGGAAAAAAGAATGACGTATTTGGCGTCGTTCCCCAACAACCACCACATGTATTCGCAAGCAACCCACTTATTGCGAAAATAGCAAACGATGAATCCTGGTCTGTATCTGATAAAAATAAAGTGCCTGTAAACTTTAGACTTTTGCAAGAAACAGGCTCTGTCGTAGGGGTTAAACTCGACAGCAATCCCTTTGTAACACTTCATACGATCGATAAAGATCCAAATTTCGATATGGTCAATCGCATGTATCGTTTATCTGCTCTTGAAAATCGCGTAATGATGATCGATATTGAACCAAAAGAAAAAGATGAAACACTTTTATGGTGGTCTCGTTTTCCAGCCCAATATGCTGAAACATCTAAAAACGGTGGACTTCACCTACTAATTCAAGTACCTGAAGAGTTCATCAACGATGAAAACAGTTATATTTTCGACACCTTAGTTCAAATTAAAGAAAACAAAGAAGGTACATGTGAGTATTTGTTCAATCGACACAGCGTCACGTTTACTAAACAAATGTTTAATAAACCACAACCTGATTTTCGAAAAGGAACTAACGACGGTGTATGGCTAGAATGGTTATTGAATCACTTGGTAGAAATCGATAAAGACGCACGTGACAGACGTTTACACTTCGAACACGCACCTGAATTCGATGAAGCCAATCTACATATGGATTACATCAATCAACAACTATCGAAACCTGAAGACGCACCTATGCGCGGGTACATGTTCCACGACGTCATTATGAACAAACGGTTTATTGATAATATGCTTGATGAAACACAAAAACCCGACCATTCGGCTCGAGAATATTCCAATCTCTTAAAAATTCATCGTCAATTAATCAAAACCGCAAATTCATTAATCAAACAAGATAATGCTATGGGTTCAACATACTACGAATCAAGCGATCACTCTCGCGAAATGACCGCGAACGACTTCATTTATCTCGCTTACAAATACGCTAAAGAGCTATTTCCGTATCGAGATAAACATGAAGAGCACCGTGATAATTTACCCTGGCTTCTATACCAAAGTCGCCAAGCCTATTATTACATCAAACTAAAAGATCAAGAAAAGGAAGCACTTGAATATGCCGATTTCTATTCCATTGAGACACATTGATCGAATGTTCCCGTATGAGTTCTATGCAGAACTCTACGAGGCACTCGACGAATATGTACCACTAATACCAACATTTACGCTAAAAACAATCAACGGTTCCATTCCAAACGAAAAAAATCTCTTCGAAAAAGAACACGAAGAGATGAAACCAATGTTCAAAGACTTATCAAAGAACAACATCATCAGCATCACACCCGAACTACAAGTACTAATTATTATGCCTGTAATAGCAAAAGTACTCGTACAATATCAACAAGAACCACTAGAACAAGCGTATATGTTCGTTCAATATTATGATAAAAAACAACAACCTCTTTTCACACAAGAACAAAATATCGAACTTATTCGTCAAATCCCTGAAATCTTGTGGGACGATCCTAACTTATTAATTGGAATTTACGACGGAAATCAAAATCCTGACGGACAGGTGTCTATTTACAAAGCACCCGATTTCGTGCTTCAAAAACTAAACGAAAAGAGCCAATTCTATGACAACTAAAACAAAAATCTTAGTATCTTTGAGTGCGATTGTTGCGTTCTTTTCAGCTCAATTCGTACTCATGACCATTTATAACTTCGGCAGAGTTTCCTACACAATACCTAGTTTCTGGGCATTCTCTGCCATGACTATTATTGGTACATGGTATTCTTACATTAAGATTGCCAAATACGATGGTCTTCATGAACGAAAACATGAATACAAATACCGTTATACTCTTTTAGCGATTATCGCTTACTACGGGTTTATAACAGCGAGCACTATCATTCTTATGAAATTCGGCATCATGCCCCAAGCGCAAGAAAATCAAAGTGCAATTAATGATCTCATGAAAACGAGCGCTGTTCCATTAGTTATTCACGTAACCGCTATCGCACCAATCATTGAAGAATTACTATTCCGATATATCATCCCAAAAGTATTTCGATTCAACGCTAAAAGAAATTGGTTTGGCTATGGTATAGGATTACTCTTATTCATTCTCTTACACGCACCAAATGGTATTTCCGGAGCAGTGTCTTATACAGGGATGGGCTTAATGTTTACGTTTATGCGTGTCTATTACGATAACATCAATGCAAGTATCTTGACACACATCACATGGAATGGTATAGTAGTTTTATTAATGTTAGCGTAAGGAAAAAAGTATGAAAAAAACTATTATTCAAATTGCAACAGTTTGTGGACTAGTATTGCTTGCATACGGTAGTTATCGTTATATGACATACAATAAACCAATCCAAGACATTGTTGTTAAATCAAATACATCTTATGATCAGGCATCTGAAGTATACTCAACCGTAAAACTTTCAGGCAAAGATCAAAACACACCAAATAAAGACTTTCAACAAATCGCCACAAAGGCGATTACCGATAAACCTGTATTGTATATTCTCTACAAAACAGGTTGTGAGAATTGTCAAAAGATGTTCCCTATCGAACAAAAATTCATCAAAAAGCTACCAGCTGAAACTCAAAGCCACGTCTATTACGTGAACGCCCAATCAGATTTGGGATACGAGTTAAAAGGAAAATACAACCTTAAAACAAATACAGCCGTTATTCTTGAATTAAACGATGGCGAAAACCCACGAGTATACTCACTCAAATACAAATCAGAACAAAGCAGAGATTCTCTCGCTGACGTTTTTGATTCATTACGCAGTCGCGTAAACTAAATTCTCTAAAACGAAAGACAATCGTCTTTCGTTTTTTTTCTTCTTTCACGACTTTCATGGAACGTGCCCTATATGTAGGCACGTTCATTTTCTATTATACGAAAATATTTTAAAGGAGCATCTCATGCCAAACTATACATATACACCAATTCCATTCACGGCGGCGACACCTGTCGTCCGAGCATCTATTTTATCGAACACTGTTCCTATGCTCTTAGGCGCACCCGGTATCGGTAAATCATCAATGCTTCGCGCACTAAGTCGACTTCTTGACGCTGAAGTATTCGCCATCCAAATCAACCAATTAGCCGATCGCAGTGACTTAACAGGTCAACGGATCGATAAAGAAAAACATACAACTCAAGCAGGGGATATTGTTGAACGTTCTAAACTTTCATTCTTCCCACACTATACAATTCAACAAGCAATCGACTATGCTGTTGAAAACCCAAATAAATTAAGTATTATCTTCCTCGATGAAATTAATCGTGCAAGTAGCGATATTACATCAGCCGCACTTTCACTAAGTACAGAACGTACAATCGGCGGACAAAAATTCCCTGAAAACGTACGTATTGTTGCCGCTGGTAACGATGAAGGTAACGTAATTGCGCTTGACTCAGCATCACGTACTCGTTTCCGTTTCATCAAAGTAACACCTGACGCTGAAACACTCTTAGCAAACATTCCTGATCTAAATCCATTCATCAAGGAAGTTATCACAAGCTTCCCACAACTTGTCGAAAACTATGGAAATCTAACAAACACAATCACAACCGATCCAGGCTCATCTAACAATGACCCAGACGATGACGATGAAGAATCATTCGAATTAGATTTCGACATGGACGAAGACGGATTCTCTCAAATGTGCGTACCTCGTACAATCGAATATCTGTCAAAATATCTAAACACATCTAATCTTGATAACAGCAAATCAGCCGCATCTCGTGCAAGCTTTATCCAACACATGGAAACAATGCCTGACGGAAAAACATTGCTACAAGTCGTTGTCGAAGGATCAGTCGGAACTAACGATTTCACCAACAAATTGCTCGACAAAATGTCAGACTTTTACCGTGATCTATTGCAATCAGCAAATACAACTCAACAATCACTTAGCAGTCTGCCACCATTCGACAAAGCATCATTCATGCAAATTGCAACAACCGGACAAATTGATTTGGAAACATCCGTTATCGATAGCCTCGATGCTGATACACGTATCAACATTCTCACATCGTTGCTCATCCAACAAAATGTAAACCAAATCAACGATAACGCTCTCGTAAAACGTACAATCAACAATATCTTGTTGAAGAATGATCCACTACCATTCGCAATCAAAAACAGCTTGTTCCAACTCGCTACAACGGATCCAACATTGCTTTCTAAAATGGCAATCGACGAAGTGGCATCAAATTCAGCAAACACAGCATTTTCTGATATTCTTCCAACTCTAACACAAGCTGTAAGTTACTAGAAAGATTAAAAACCCATGAAATTAACAGTACAAGGAACACCGAGCAACCCACAATTCTATTCATGGGGCTCGGTGCAGCCTGATAGAAATCAACCATACGATGAACTCATCAAACAACATTACATCGAACCAATGATGCAAAATGTCAAGATTTTCGATGGTTCTCAAGAAATTACGTCTGATGAATTATCAAACGCCATTCAAGATTTATGGTTTAATGATAAAGTTGACCCCAATCTCGATCAAGAACTGCGTGAAATTTATAATAAATTAACGCCATTCAACTTTACCGATACAAACCTTATTGATGACCTCTACGGACTTCAAGCATTAAACGTCAACCAATTGCCACATCCATCTAACGATAAAAAGCAAATGGTGATTTACACAATCGAAGACGACATCATTCCTTCTACCAACAACCTCTACTCAAAATGGGGTCACGGTGCTATGAGTTTATTCTTCGCGAGCCTCTACGGTTTCACTAAAACACGTAACTACGGAAACGTGCTTTTCGTCGCAATTAACTCAGATAACGAATGGCAACTTTATAAAGAAACTGTAACACAACAAGCTCAAGCATTAGGCGATCCACAACTAATCGCAAAAGCCTCACAGTTTTCAACGTTCCCGTTTGCTGGACAAATTTCCCAATCAGTGATTCTTCAAGAAAATATGGCAACGAATTCATTCGAACACTGCTTATTACAAGCAATTCATGAATTAGAACCTACTCAAAAACTGTTCCCATGTCCAACAAATATTAAAGCACAAATCATGCCGGCCATGATTGTCTATCTCAATATCAGTGAATTACAAGGTGCGAACCCTGTTGAAATTGCAAATGATTTGAAACAAATCCAACAAGCAAGCATCCTAAGTAAATCACTCAAGATGATTACATCGCAACGTTTAAGAACAGCTCAATCAATCGTTCCTAAGCAGAATCACCATTCACAAGCAAACAATAAAAAGAGCCATATTGTTCGTCGTCAAAATAGAAAAATTTCAAGTAAACCCTTGTCAGCTAAACGACAACTTGAATGGATTATCAAGACTGTTAAAAAATATTTAACAAATCGACAATCTCAAAACGTGTATAAAACACAAACAAAAACATTTATGAGACCAAATCGACGAAATCCATTCGATCCTAACTTAATGGGTTCTTCTACGAAGACAAGTTATAGACCAGACATTCACATCTTTTTCGATACGTCGGGGTCTATCACAGAAGACAACTACAAAGCTGCGGCGATCAACATCATTAAACTAGCTCTTAAAATGAATGTCGATATTTACGTTAGCTTCTTCTCTCACGTTATCACAAAACCCGTAAAATTACACGTCAAAGGACGCACCGCTAAGCAAATCTTCAACGAATTCATCCGCTTACCCAAAGTCGGTGGCGGTACTGATTTCAATCAATTCTGGGATCAAATCAACTTAGTTGATGCTCACAATCAAAAATCAGGTAAATCATATCGTTTGAATTTTGTCATCACAGACTTTTGCGACCGTGTTCCTCGTAGTCGTGTATTCACACAAGAAGAAGCGGCCGTCAAGAACACATTCTATCTACCGATCATGCCAACCCGTAACAGTTGGGATACATACGACGACATTGTGAAATACGCAAAAGAATTCGCACAAGCCATGTATCAGAAAGGTATCGACATCTATCCAAAACTCATCATGTAATTAGCCCCTAAAACGCTTTCTAAGCGTTTTTAGGTGTTGATGATATATTTAGACCACCTCGCACTTAAAATCGCTCAGAAAGGAAAATAATGGCCTTAGAATTGATTACAGACAAGTCATCTATCCATGACTTTTCAAAAAAACCAAAAGATGATCCAAATTCGAACTCAAGTGGATCAAACTCATCATCAAATCCCGACCCAAATGCAAACGCTCAATTTTTCATGGGCGGAGGATTTAACCCCTACAACGGGGGCGGGCAATCCGACGACGACGTACCACCTGAACTTGTAAATCTCACAGAGAAAGCACGCAACGGTGAACTACAAAAAGCTCTCTTCCGTGACGAAGAAACACTAGCTTTAATCAAATCACTATCTCGTAAAAAGAAATCAAATGCTCTTCTTATGGGTGACGCTGGTGTCGGAAAAACACAACTCGTAGAAAATCTAGCCCTTTTAATGGCTAACAAAGACCCAATCGTTATTGATATGATCGGTGAACATGAAATCTACGAAATGCCTCTGTCTCAACTTGTAGCCGGCAAAGGAATTGTCGGTCAATTAGAAGACTCAGTGAACAACATTATCGAATTCTTACTAGCAACTGAATCGATTGTCTTCATCGATGAAATTCACATGCTCTTCGATAATCGAGATTCACAAACCTATTCAAAAATTGCACAAATCTTAAAACCAGCTCTTGCACGAAACCTCAAAACAATTGGTGCAACAACTAGTTCAGAAGGAACCAATATTTTGAAAGACCCTGCGATTAACCGTCGTTTCTCTACGATCAACGTTCCCGAACTATCTATCGACCAAACAACCCAAATTATTGACTTGATTATGGACGATTACGCAAAATTCCATAACGTTTTGATTCAAGCACAACAACGAACGTCCATCATTGATACCATCATCACACAATCTGAGCTGTACAAAAAGCCAAACAACCATAGACCTGATACGGCTATCACATTAATGGATACGGCTTTTGCTGAGACAAAAATGAGATACACAATCACACCCGTACCTCAAAATTTCACAGCACCGCCGCACTTTGTAACCGTGAACGACATCAAGAAATCAGCCTTGTCACAATTCCAAATGGTCGAGCTAACACCGCAACTTGTTTCGAACATCGCACAAGAGTTAAACCAAAACATCATTGGTCAAGATCACGTCAAATCGACAATCGAACAAGCACTCAAACGTCAAAGTTTGAATCTCGTTCGACAAAAACGACCAAACGTATTCTTGTTCGCAGGTCCAACAGGTACCGGTAAAACGCAAATCGCTCGAGAAATTGCTAAAAGCTTATTCGGCACAGAAGAATCTCTCATCTATATCAACATGAGCGAATATGCAAACCACGGTGACTTAAACGCCATCGTAGGGTCTCCCGCCGGATATATCGGTTCCGATGACAACTCTGAACTACCACTTCAGCCATTAAATAATAACCCGTTTTCAATCGTACTTCTCGATGAATTCGAAAAAGCCCACACTGAAGTTCAACAATTCTTCATGCAGGCTTTCGATAATGGTAAAATCAAAATGAAACGTCGTAGTGAAGAAATCGACACATCTCGCGCAATTTTCATCTTGACAACAAACGCCGGAGCTCAGGACTTCAACAAAAAGACTATTGGTTTCGGTGCAACACAAACACACTCGAAGAAAGAAATTTCAGATATTCTTGAACAAAACTTCAAACCTGAATTGCTAAACCGCATGACCTACAAGTTTGTTTTCGATCCAATCACAAAAGAAGATTTCACAAAGATTCTCGCAGTTAAATACAATAAACTAGTTGCTGAAGCTCAAGATCTTCACCCAGAATTCACACTCACACCAGCATCGCTCGACACGCAAAACCAACAAGATATGGATTTGTTGAAACCGATTGCTGATGAATTCTACAATCCAAACGAAAACGGACGTCCTGCTGAACGTGCTATTCAAGAATATATTGAATCTCAAATTCTAAACCAATACAACCAAACACAAATCGCGTTATTCTAAGTAAGGCTTTGCTTAGAATAACCATTTATTGAAAGGATTATTCTAACATGCCAGTAACAATTACTCAAAATAACGACGGTTCTATGAAGATTACAGGTAAAGTCTCTGAAACTCAAAAGATTTCGCCTAAATTCTTCAACGCAACACTAACCGGTTCATCACAATCTGCAACACGTGGCTATTTCAACGCAACATCGCACACATTCGAACACAAGGCTCAAGAAAACATGGTCATTCCCGATGAACAACTAGCGACCTTTCAAAATCGAATTGCCTATCGTTCTGCCAACTATGCCACAAACGCTTATGTTGACAACACTAACTATGTATTCGTAGAAGCAACACCTGTACAACTCGTACCGACTTTTTATCAAATCGGCAACACCGATGACATTCCTTTTTACGGCACAGATTTGTCAAAAGAAACAAGTCAATCAAACTTCAACCGTATTGATAAATGGTCAAAAGTCTATGAATGTTCTGACTTCACAGTATACGCCTCTATCGACATCTTGCAAATTGGTGAATTCCGTGTAAAAGACAAAACAGGCACAAATCAAAAACAATTTGATTATTTGACACAATCCAACATGGCAATCATTACTGGTGATCTCGACGATGTAACGTCAATTCGTTACGTAAGCGATGACTCTGTAACAATCACAGCAAACAACGAAGTTCGATACCCACTTAATCGAAAATTCTCGGATAATACAACTGCATTAATCGTATCAGCACCCACTGCGACTCGACTTATGCAAATCATGTCAACATCACACGTCGATAAACAACTATTCAATGCATCTTTAGAATCTCTCGAAGCAACACAAAGCGTATATTCAAATATCCTATATCACGCAGACAAACTTTCAACAGATCGCGTTAAACAATTAACAGAATTCTTCGATATTGTCCATGCGAATCACACAAACATGACTGAGAAACAATTGTTCAATATTCTCAAACGAACAATGACGCATGTCAACTACTTTGATAAGAAAGATAAATCATTCTTTACAATTTCTGATATGACGGACATTTACGAACAATTGCTTCGCTTTAAACCATTGCTTTCAAATGCATACTTCGAACATTTGTTGAAACAAAATATTCGTGTACTTCTTGCATCGAACATCTCAAAACTTCGCGCGAATAAACCAAATCTGTACAAACCAGATACAACAACACCTGAATGGCAAGCAACCGAAGCAAAATGGCAAACAAACCCTGACTATTCACCACAACAACGTGCAATCATCTTATCAAAAGAACCATTGATTATTGCGCAAGCCGGTGCCGGCTCAGGTAAAAGTCACACTGTCGTTGGGCGTTTGAGCTATTTACAAGAACAAAAAGAAAATCTCAACAATGCTCTCGTATTGTCATTCACAAACGCAGCCGCAGACAACATTAAAGATCGCTTCCCTGATATTCAATCAGAAACACTTGCGCGTATGTTCGATAACATCTACCGTGAAACATATCCAAGTCAAGAACTTGTGTCAATCGAAACCTTGCACAACACATTGAAATTGTTGGATTTGAGTTCAAACGTATTCCAAAACATCGTATCCGATGAGGATCCAAACAAATACTACACGCAAGACCAACTTGACGGAATTATCGAAGTATTTAAAACAATTACGAAAAACTACGTTCAATCACAAATCAGCTTTAAAAAGATTGACCATAACGAATTGTCGGCTAAATTAATCGCACTCGTCGCTAAATACAAAAATGCAATCGAAGCGATTTTGAACGCTATCGGTCAAACAACTCTTGAGTTAGAACCTGTAATGATTCACCACCATTTAGCAAACGGCGGGGGTCAACTCTCAATTCCAAAAGAATACAGTCTGATCAATTATATCATTACCGATGAAAGTCAAGATATTTCAACATTCGAATACAACCTTCTACTTGAATTCGTAAACGAAAACAAAGCGCAACTTCTCATCGTCGGTGACGGTTCTCAAACTCTTTATGAGTTCCGTTCTAGCGATCCTCGCTACATGAACGCTCTTGAAGCATCTCAAGTATTTGCAACATACAAACTCGAAACAAACTATCGTTCGAAACAAGCAATTTTGTCATACGCTAACGAATTTCTTAAAGTTATTTCCGCTAATGACATTGCACAAATTCAATTGCAATCTAACGATAAAACACCTCTTACATGGGCTGATTATACGAAAGCCGTTGAAATCCAAGACATCAGTGTTCGTGGAACAAGTGACTATAACGATGCACTAAAAGGTGTATTCCAATACGATAAAGTCAAAAATTATGTTCTCACAAAACTTAAAAATGGCGAACAAGTAGCTCTCGTTGGCTACACTCGTCAAGAGTTGATGATCATCCGACAAGCACTAGAACAATTGTTAGCGGATAACAACTTAAACATTCCGATCACATCGCTCGTTCAAGATAAAGCAGGTATCGCCGCAATCTGGACAACAGCTCTTGCTCGTGGAAATAGTGACTTGAAATCACTTGCTGTAACACCAACGATCAATAACGACATTCGTCGTATTCTCCTAGACGCTGTCGATAACTCATATCGTTCACGTTCTCAAAAACAACGTGCCTTCTATCAATCAAAAATGAATGAAACTCTTGATCAACTCTTCGTGTCACCACAATGGATTTATCTAAAGAATCAATTGCTGGCTCGTAAAATCAAAGTATCAAATCTTCGTTCATACTTGTATGGATATATGGTTCGCGTTGAAAAACGAGAAATCTCCGCAAGCAATTATCTTCAATCTAAAGAAACGCCAAACGTTAAGGACGCACAAATCGTCCTATCGACGATTCATCGCGTAAAAGGGTTCGAGTTCGATAACGTCGTAGTCTTCCATAACGCATTTAAGACGAAAAGCGCACAAGGATCGAACTTGCAAGAATTATTCCGCATGTATTTCGTAGCATTATCACGTGCCAAGAATTCTGAATTGATTGTAAACGTTGGACCTATGCAAAAGCTTATTTCTGAACACACAATGTTCGAATACCCAATGGAAACAGCCAATCTACTCTTGAAACAAGAACTGCAACCGTGATATAATTAAAGAAAATAACGAAAGGAACACTTTTACAAAATGTCCGCAAATGAAATTTCAACAAGCATCGCGACGTTAGCTGTAAACACACAGCTAACTCCGTCGCCTGAGCTTCAAAAACAACTAGATACCGTCAAAACTAAAGCGACTTACGTACAACAATTGTTGAGTGATTATCGTAGCGATCCTGATAAATTCATGGAAACAAACGATGAAAAATCCATCACTGCTTTGACTAAAGAATTGGAAGAAGTTCTTAAAATTAAAAAGACCATCGAAGATGATCAAAAAGATTTAAAGAATTTCTTGAAAAAACAAACTGAAGCAATCCAAACAACAATAGCAGAAACATTCTCAAATAATGGATTTGACGAATTGAAGAAAGCAAAAGACGATATGCAAATCATCAAAAACGAATTGCAATATCGCCGTAAAGAAAAACGTTGGGCTGAAGTTGAACCTGTATTTTTGGAAACACTTAGCAAATATCCAAACATCAAGCAATATGCGCCTGAATTGACGGACTTCTCTAAGTTTAAAATCAACAACGCTAAGCTGATTAGTGGTGCTGTTAAACAATCACCCGCTATGTCAACTGTTTTGAAAAACGTTCGTGCGCTCATTGCTGATATGGACGCCGCTTTGACTCTTATGATTGAAAATCCGTGGGGTTTAAACGGTTCTAAACAAGCTCTACTTTTGCAAGAGTTTAAACAAAATCCGTCAACACAATACGTAAACACAAACGGACCAATCCACAAACAGCGTCAACATGACGAAGAAGAACAAGCTCGTGTCCAAAAAGAACTTCTTGAACGTCAACAAGCTGAACTGCAATTAAAGCAAGAAAAAGAACGACAAGAAGCACAACGTCTCGAAGAACAACGCAAAATTGCTCAAATGCAAAAAGACGCTCTTGCTCAACAAGCACTAGCCGAACAACAACGTCGTGCCGAAGAAGCTCGCGCTGAAGCTGAAAAACAAGCTAAATTGCTAGAGGCTCAGTTGAACGAATTCAAACAAACAGTTGTACCGAGTTCGATTGCCGCTAAATATCCAGCTTACATTGAAGACCTCTTCCGTCGCAACACCAATACGCAATTACAAAATAACGATGTTGCGAAAGCAAATGAGTTATGGCATTTATTAAGTAACGTAGTACAGAATAAGCAATCACCTGCTTATCTATCCACGAACGGTCAACCATCTGCGATTCTTGAAATTGCACGATTTATCATTGATTTATAATAGAGATGTGTGGCTTAGCCATGCATCTTTTTTAATATGCAAAAAAAGAGACCTCTTTCGAGATCTCTTCAAAGATGTTCTGTACGCAACATCTTACGCCAATGTTCAATCTTTGACCTTTGTCCAACTTTTACTACAACTCTATTATACACTAAACTAAATTAATGTCAAATAATAAAAACGTATTGGAGATTCAAAATGACACCAAAAGAATTATTCTTTGAGAGAACCCAAACAGCTCTCAAAACAAACAAACCCTCGAAAGTGTTTAAAACCCGCACTTGGAAGAAAGCTCTTACACTATTCGAGACAACATATCTCGATAATAACCTACCTGACGAACTCATCGTTATGTCGACAAAACATTTGTTTACACCAGACGAGATTCGCGAATTTAAGACGTATCTCGATGAACATCGAAAAACGGTAGCTATTACAAATCAAACACCAAAACACATCATCGACTTATATTACAATCGATGGTACAACGTGCTCGACACCGATAAATTAACAAAGATGTTACTATGTCGATATCTTCTAGACGAACTTGAATTACATCGAGACGACGCTAAATTTTTCGGTGATCATATTCATCGAAAATGGAGAAAGTATGAATTGCCTTGTCCCGAAGCTCTAATCCTAACGTCAGATCTATTCTCAGACGAAGAGACAAGCGATTTATTGTATTACGCAAATCGAATCAACGATATTTCCGTTGAATACTCAAAACGTCACCAGGATATTGACACCGCTATCATTTATGCTCAATCGAAAAAAGCAAAAAACGTTCGAACTCAACGACAACAATGTCGAAAAAAATCCACACATAAACAAGTACTCGAAGCCGAGTTAAATATGCACGCTCTCTAATTAAAAATCTCAAAAAAAGTGGGTACTTCGAGACCCCTTTGGATATGAAAAGCCCCGAATTGGATAACAGTTGGGTCACCCTAAAATCAGTAACGACAGGCGATTTCGCTTCAAAATACCCAAATACCCATTTTCTTTATATATAATATTATTAAAAAAAATAAAGAAACAAAGTATATGAAATGACACAGTTTGAAAATACCCTATATATGAATTTTAAAACTGGTGGGTAAACTGGGTATTTGGGTCAAAAATGAACCGCAAGCACCTTACAAATCGCGTAACAACAGCGTTTCTTCGACTTTTTAGGCTGTACCCGGTTATCCAAAAAGTGGGTAATCCACCCGATCTGAAGGATTTCGTACCCAAAATGAAAATTTAAAAGAAAATCGTAAAAAAGTGTTGACAATCTTTAAATATTGTGATATCATTACGATATGCGAAAAACTTAATTAGAAAGCAGGTTTTAACCTATGCACAAACTTCGAAATAAAGATAAAAATATGTATCGTTTTCTACTTCGCTTCGACGACTCACTTCGAAAAAAAATGGTGGAAATCGGTGAACGCGAATCACGCAGTTTGAACTATTTGATCAATGAGGCTATTGCGGAATACGTAGAACGCCATTCATCATGAGGTGATGCATATGAGCGTAACAATTACTCCAAACTTAAACATAATCCACGATAAAATTCCTCGATATAGTCAGGAGTTGGATCCGTATATCTTCGAATTTTTCGACTACGTCCAAACAAATCTATCTACACCATTCACAGTTCATAATCACAACGAGTTAATTGTTCATATTACTGATGTTATTGCTAATCTTATCCGCGTCCACATCGGACAAGAAGCTATTCGTAACGGAAAAGATCCGGATTACTCAAAAGCACATAACATGAAACCCCGCATTGATGAACTAACGATGCTCTTCCATGTATATTTCCCAACAATTCGACTTTCGTTGACGCGTGATTCGTCGGAAAGTGACATTGCTGTTTATGAATACTTCGGACCTCGCGCCGGAACATATACCTTCGACCCTACACGTATCGAAAGTTTACTATATGATATTCAAGCCAATAGCACACTGTCAGCGATTAAATCTTATCAAAATGCAATTCTTTCAACAGCACCGTATGCTCTTGAAACGCATGATCCTAATATTGTTCCTGTCGGAAATGGACTCTACAACAAAAAGACAAAACAACTAGAACCGTTTCGACCTGAATATATTACAACTACAAAAATCGCAACTAACTACAACCCAAGCGCTTCAAAAGTTATTATTCATAATAACGACGACGGCACTGATTGGGATGTTGAATCATGGTTGGTCGATATTGCAGGTGGATTATCAAACGCATTTGATAAAGATACCTATGATTTGTTTTGGCAAATTATTGCGGGGTCGATCAATCCTGGACAAATCAACGCCAAAGCCGTATTCTTTTACTCATCTGTTGGTAACAACGGTAAAGGAACTTACGGACAACTTCTTAAAAATCTCGTCGGTAAAGATAACTACTCGTCTCTAGCAATTCCTGCTTTTAAACATGAATTCATGAAAGCAAAATTGATCGGTAAAACTATTAATATTGCAGACGAAAACCCCGTCGACATCTATCTAGATGATGTGCAAGATTTCAAAGCAATGATTACCGGTGATGATATTATGATTAACCGTAAACATAAAGATCCAATTACGGCTCAAATTAAAGCCATTAACATTCAGATGTTGAATGGACTTCCAAAGACACGAGATAAATCAGATTCATTTTATCGACGTCTCATCATTGTACCGTTCTTGTATTCTTTTACAGGCAAAGGTGAGCGAGCTTACATCAAGTACGACTACATTGCTCGTCAAGAAGTATTGGAATATGTGCTCAAAACAGCACTCGAACTACCACACTTCAACGAATTTATCACACCTGAACGTTCGAAAATTGCACTAGATCAATACAAAGAGGATAACAACTCAGCAGTAGAATTTTGGAATGAATTTAAAAATCAATTCAGTTGGGACGTACTCCCGCCAAACTTCTTGTATGATTTATACCTAGCATGGTTCAACATTGAACACGGTGGTGAGCGCGGAAGTTATTTCTCAAAGAAAACATTCTTGAGTCATCTACAAATGTATTTGATCGCAGACGACGAATGGGAATTCAAAGCAACACACGCAACTAGTGCAAGTAGCTTTAACACGGGATCAATGATGGATGCGGATGAACCACTTATCACGGATTACAACCTTGTTAATTTCTTCGACAAGAATTATTCAGGCAAAGATCTTCAGTTAAAACGAGCTTTCCCAAGACCCGCACGTGTCCGTGGTATTGTCAGAAAGCAAAAACAAACAACTTAGAAAGACTTATATGAAACTCAAAAAAACAACAAATGATTTAATCGAAAGCGATTTTGAATTAGAAACAGGCGATGTTTTCGATGACGCACAATATCAGCGCATCCACGATTTGTACTTCAAAGATCATGTTCAAGATGCGTCCCTAGCGGGACGTGTCGTGCATGATCGTACACGAGTGCTTATCTCTCACGATGACGATATTGTCCACACGTATGAAATCGCATTAAGCGTTCAATATGACGAAACAGGAACACCTGTCGATGGTGGTTTATTCTTAGCGGATATCTATCAACCACCACAATTGAACAATAATGTGTATACATTCTCCCAAGATTTCTCAGAAATTGATATTGATCATCCAATTTTTGATGCTCTAAAAGGACAACCACTCATCAACATTCATCCCGACGAACAACTAATGGACGCAGAACTTGCACCAGCTTTATTCTTAGGTTCTTATGAAGATATCGAAAACGAACTCATCCTCCAATTCATGGCAGGACATATCGCTTGGATCAACTTTATAACGGTGTAAATATGAAAAACTTAGTAAACACTTTAGAAAACTTAAAAGCCACGTCTAAGATTTCTGAAAAGACTGCCTTATTAGAAACAATCCAAGACCCAACTATCAAACGGGTCTTGAATTTTCTAGGCGATCCGAATCAAGTCGTCGGCATTTCAACGAAGAAACTTCAAAAAAATATTGAACCGATACCCCACACCTTATCCTTTAGCGAGCTTCTTGATTATTTACTCGTACATAACACCGGTACAGAAAACGAAATCGGAATGGCACTGTACACAATCAACCAATATGACGAACATACACAAGACGTGTTACGACAAATTATTGGAAAATCGTGGACGACCACCGTCGGCGCCGCACTTTTAAATAAAGTCTTCGGCGACAACTTTATAGAAGTCTTCAGCGTACAACTTGCCTATCCTTATGAGAAAAAAATCAACGGTTATTCCGATGATACTTACTTCTTCGTCACTCAAAAACTAGATGGTTTTCGAGCAGTCGTTGAAGTAAACAAAGGTACAGTTATCTCCGTTAAGACACGTAAAGGAAAAGCAATCGACGGTCTTACCGAACTCAGAACAGACATCGAAAGCGTTCTCGACAAGACCATCGGACATATGGTCTTCGATGGTGAACTTCTCTTAGAAGATACTGACGACAATCTCACAAGCGTTGAACGATTCCAAAAAACCGGACAGCAACTCTCCGCAGATGGCGAGTGCCAAAACATCGGATTCAACATCTTTGACGCTCTCCCATATGATGAGTTCAAGCAAGGCATCTCTGAGCGTTCCTATAAAGAGCGCCGCGAGTTGTATCTAACACCGTTTACTGCGGGACAACTTGTCCGCGTTATCCCAATACTCGGGCGCACAACAAAACACGATATCCATAAATGGAGCGATTATGCAACAGAGCATGGATTCGAAGGTGTTATGTTAAATGATCCTGATGCGAAATATGAAACTAAACGCGTCAAAGGACTTCTCAAAGTGAAAAAGATGCATACAGCGGATTTACCGATTGTTGGTTTTGAAGAAGCCATTGACGGCAAAAACCGAGGCGGTCTCAAATCACTCATCGTACAACTCGATGACGAAAATACTGTCAACGTAGCATCTGGGCTGACTGAACAACAACGAGAAGATATCTGGAACAACCAAGAAGATTATCTCGGACGAATCATCGAAGTACAATACTTCGAAGAAACTCAAAACAAAAACGGCGGTCAATCGCTCCGATTCCCCGTCGTACGAAGTTTCCGCGATGATAAGACAATCGAGGACATCAACGTAGATTAATCTTAAGAATATCGCCGTAGATGAACTTCGAGGACGTCAACATAGAATAACATTGACGAATCTCGTCGCAGATTAACTTTGAGAATATCGTCATAGACTAACTTTAACGAAATCTCTATAAACCAACTAGAAAGGCAACTTTTACGACAACTTTTATGATTTTATTTAACTTACTGCTAAGTACAGCGCTACTGATCACAACACCCGATGCATCTGGCGAATACAAAAAGGTTCAAATTCCGCCAACCAAGCATCATGCGGTAAAACTTGCACAAAAACAACCAACAGTACAACCTGTTGAAAAACCTGAACCGAACACGCTCGCCTTTGACGGTGTGAAACTACATGTAGGGGGGCTCGTAGCGGGAAATCTTTTCGTAGATCGCGGACCGAATCTTCAAAATTACATCGATCAAGGATTCATCGGCCAAGCATGGCACGCCCTCAACAACAATGACGGTCTCGTCACATACATGGCGGGTCATAATCCTGGCGTAATGAGTCCTCTCGCGGCCTATGTTACTGTTGGGAAATCCGTGCAAGTAACAGACGCGCAAGGTTCTTCGCGCGAGTATGTCTTTACGGATGTCTTAGAAACGCCTATGGGTGTGCAACAAAACGGCGTCAATCAAGCAGTCGTCGACTACACATACTATCACATGGACGATCACGAAGGCATCGTTATCCAGTTCTGTAGACCTGAAAGAGGCATCATGCAGCTATGGATCGCCTCACCCAAATAAACTTTGAAAGGACGCCAACAAATGGAATTAGTACTACTTCAACTAATACCTTGGTGTTTAGGCTTCATAGTGTTCTATGCATATCTCATATTTGGTAACAAATATGCGGATAATCATACACTCATACTAACAATTTTGTTAGTCATTCTCACAGTTTTAACGATTGGCTTATTCTTCACATTGGGATACCAATCGTTTTCTGTACATTAGAAAGGATATCATGTCTAAACAAAAAACATTAGCTTTATTCAAACCCGATGTTATTGAACAAAATCTTTCGTTAAAACTAATTGAATTGATTTACCAACACGGTTTCGTTATTCTTGCAATGGAAACCGTACGTCCATCGAAAGAATTACTCAAAAAACACTATAAAGATTTAGTAGATAAACCATTCTTTCCAGCATTACTCGAATACATGACATCACAACCAATCACAGCGTTGATTCTCGAAAAAGAAAATGCAATAGATGATTGGCGGGAACTAATGGGTGCAACAAACCCCGATAACGCAAAACAAGGCACTATACGCGGTGATTACGGTCAAAAACGCCAAACAGGTGATACTTTAAAAAATCTCGTACACGGATCCGACTCAATCGAAAACGCCGAGCGTGAAATTAATTTGTGGTTTCCTGAATTTGGGCTTGTGCCAACATCTGAATAGTGATATACTAGAAGTTACGAAAGGAAAAATGTAAATGATTTATCCAAACTCAGCTAATTGGTTTCTTGCAAACGAACAAATGGACGCAAGGCGACTAATGGCTTACATGTATTTTTTCCACGCATGGTCATGCGCACTCATTAGTGATTACGATGACAATCTTGAATTTAGAGTGACACCAAACGGCGTCACTGAAACCACGATTAAAAAGGACTTTGTACTTAACGAATTCGATTATCCTACAGAAGAACCATCTGTCAAAAACAAATGGCTTTACGAATCGATTCTTGAAACGTACAAAGACTATAAAACATCGGAACTTTATGAGATTATCAAATCCGACGAGCCCTACAATTGGGCTAAACAACGGAAGAAACTCAAAAATATTATCACTAATAACGAACTACAAAAATTCTATCGATTTTTGTACAAAAAATCTAGGTAGGTGCCTTCGCACCTACCGTGATGTATTATGATAATAAATTAATAAAAAAGGAAGTATTAACTCTATGAAGAAATCTACTAAACAAACAATCACTCTTGGTGCAACTGTTATCGCAGCAACTGCCGCTACAACTGCTGTTCATGCAGACGAAGTTGTAACGCCTGTCGCTCAACCACAAGTTGAAACAACTGTAACAGCAACAGCTCAACCCGCAGAGGTAACTAGCGAAACTGTTGCATCAGCTAAATCTAAAGCTGACGATGCGGCTAAAACTGTATCTGAACAAGAAACTGTCGTAAAAGACGCAACTGACAAAGCAACTACAGCTGAAACTCAAGAACATGCCGCTTCAGAAACTTACGCGAAAACAAAAGAAGCCGCTGAAAAAGCAACTCCTGAAACAATCGCCAAAGCAGAAGAAGCCGTAAAAGCAAAAGAAGCTGAAGTAAAAACAGCTCAAGAAGGCGTTAAATCTGCTGAAGAAGGCGTTCAAAAAGCAACTGATGCTGAAGCTAAATCAAAACAAACTCTTGACGACGCACACTCAAAAGTTGCAACTGAAGAAGCTAAAGTAAAAGATGCTCAAAACAAAGTAAACGACGCTGAAAAAGCTTACGAAGCAACTACACCAACAAAAGCTCAAGAAGCTGTGACTAAATCTGAATTGAAAGCAAAAGACGCTGAATCAACTCACAAAGCGGCTCAAGACGAATTGACTCGTGCTAAAGAATTCGATGCATCACGTCACGCTAAAATTGACGAAACAAAATCAGCTCTTGAAAAAGAACGTACTGAAAAGAACGTTCCTGCACTTGAACAAGGTCTCGCTAATGCAAAAGCTAATGTTGAAGCAAAAGAAAAAGCTCTTGCTGAAACAAAAGCTAAAGCTGGCGTGGCTCAAGCTGAAGTTGATGCTGCTCAAAAAGCACTTGACGAAGCAAACGCGACTTATCAAGAAAAAGTTGCTAAATTGCAACAAGACGAAGCTCTTCGTAAAATCATCATTCCTGCTGATTACGCAAAACACGACATTAAAGACTACGAATGGTTCATCGCTCATCAAGATGAATTCATGAAATTGCAACCTGAAATTGACTGGGCCGCATACAACAAAACAGCTCTTGGAACAAACAAAGAAAAAGTTGACCTTGAAAACCTCACATCAGCTCAACGTAAAGAGCTTGCTGAATTCGTATCTCAAATGTTGAACGACCTCAACCAACAATACTGGTCACAACGCGACCCTGGAAAAACAATCACACCAATTCAATTGACAGTTGGTGGTCAAGAATTTGCAGACGCTATTGCTCGCGGATATTCTAAATTCTACGCAGACAACGGTGGAACTCCTGATAAATTCAACTTCGCTAAAAACTGGGGTCACCAATACGCAATCCTTCGTCAATATAACGCAGCTGAATCCCTCGGTGGACTTTTGCCTGAATGGCACAAAGAAAACATGGGTGGCTACAACATGTTAAACTTGAAACAAGACATTGCAAACGTTATCCGCAAAATGATGTTCGCTGATGGTGACCAAGCAAACGGTCACGCTAAACACTTGATTTCACTTGAAGGCACTGGCATTGGATTTAGCGTAAGCTCAGGTTCTGTTCACATCTTGTCAACAAATCGTCCAACAAACCAAGACAAAGGTGACTACATTAGCACTGACGCTGAATACAAAGCATCTTTGACATCATCTGTTGAAGCTGAAGAACAAGCACTTCGAACCGCTAAAGACAAGAAAGCAACTGCTGACCAAGTAGTTAAATCTGCTGAAAACGACCTTGCTTCTGCAAAATCAGCTCAAGTTGACGCTCAAACTGCATTAAACGCAGCTCAAAACGCTATCGCTAAAGCTCAACAAGCTTACGATGAAGCTCTTGCTGTCAAAGAACAAACGCCTGCCGCTCAAGCTAAAGTCACTGAAACTGCGAAAGCTCTTGCTGAGGCTAAAGCTGAACTTGAAACAGCTAAATCAAATCTTGCAAACTTGCAACAAGTTCGTGCACAACGCGAATCTGAATTGAAAGACGAATTGCTTAAGAACGCACCTGTAAAACTTGCTGAAGCTGAAAAAGTCTTGACTGAAGCTAAAGCTAAAACAGCTGAAGCTAAAGCAACTCTTGAAACTGAAATTGCAAAACTCGAAGCTTTGAAATTGAAAGCGAAAACTTCTCAAGAAGATTACACTCGTGTCTTCGAAGCTTACCAAAAACTCGTTAAAGCAAAACAATTGGAAGAAACAATTCGTCGTGAACAAGAACGTATCAAACACGAAAACGAAACTCGTCGCAACGAACCAGTTCGTCGTGAATCAACTGAAAACAAAGTGATTAAGACAACTACTCCAACTGCAACCGTAACACCTGGTGCAATCACACCAGCAACACCTCAAGTTAAACAAACTAAACAAGCAAACACTAAAGAATTGCCTTCAACTGGTGAATCTACTAGTGCACTTGGACTTATGGGCGTAGCTATGATGGCTCTAGGTCTTGCTGGATTGAAACGCAAACGCGAATCAAAATAATAAAATAAGACTGAGGAAACTCAGTCTTTCTTTTTTTTATAAAAAAAATTCAATAGAAAGGAACCCATATGTCTACAGCCTATATCGGTATTTTGAACCAAGCTGGATATAATTACGCTCTCGTCACAGAAAACGCGACACCTGACAAAGCATATCCAATTCTAAATACCTATTACAACAATCTCTCAAAAATATATGAACTCTTAGCAACATACAAAACAAGCGCTCAATTCAAACCTATGAAAGACCGCTTGTTAAACAATGAAATGCGATATTCTATCAAGTATTTCATCGCCAACCAAAAAGACAAACCAGATTACGCCTACGTGTTTAACACTAAAACACAAAAATGGTATTGCTTCGACTCCGAGAAAAACGGATTTGTCTCTTTCACGAAATTATTGAAATACGTATAAGCTATGGTAAATAAACAATATACATCTGATCCAAAAATTGCAGTATTATCACGACTATACGATGTAGCGCCATCGGCAATTCACAAAAGTTCAAATAATAAATTTCGTATACGTCATAAAAAATACCGCGTATATACACTGCATCAAATTTTCGAAAACGAAACCAACATGCCCAAATACGACTACATCGTCACATTCGGCTATGAACAATATTTCATTAAAAAGGAAAAATAAATGACTCAAGACTATTACCACAACGTCACGGTTCGAGAACTCATCAAAACACTCGAACAATTCAATCCCGACGATACTGTCAAAGCTGTCGACATCGTTCCTGATGGTCACGATCGCTACGACGAATTCGCTCAAGCTGGCTATAAAGTAATGTGGCAACCTGTAACCACTCCAACTATGCAACTACAACGCTATGGTCTTCTTATTGCTGATTACTTAGTTACACTCCGTAGCGAAGAAAACAAATAAGAAAGGAACCGTCATGCAACTAACACCGCACCGCATACTACAACAGTACATTCCACCTAAAAAGCTAAAATGGTTCACAGCTGATGAACTACAACAATTACAATACGGCGCTATCAAAATCGATACCGTATTCATTCTAGCTCAAGTCAACCACAATGATCGCTTATTCGAAGCTTTCGACCAATGGCTCCACGGCATCACGGCTTTCAGCAAAAAAGGAACATGCACAAAAGACAATGTTTTAGATTGGTTCAACACAATGAATACATACACAGGTGTCGAACTATATGCTAAAATCGAATCGTTATTAAACCCACTAACAAATAGCGAATCAACAATCGACGAATGTGTCGATACAATCGGCTCAAATATCGCATCGCAAAATTAGCCTCTAAAATCGTTTCTAAGCGATTTTATGACGAAGTGGTACAATCAACCAACCAACCTATTAAAACACCGTGTGGGCTAAAATAGAGCCATTTAAACGCAAATTAAAAGAGAAGCAATTGCTTCTCTTTTTTTATTTACAATGACGGTTCGCTATAACGAACACCTTCGTTATTCAAAACACCATCTAAAGCCATACGATAACGTTTGTTGATTTGAACCTTATCTTTCAATAATTCTTTTGAAACAACAGGCTCTTCCAAAATATCGTAGTACTTACGATTATACATTCGTTTCACTTCGTTATAGGATTCACCTAGTTGTAATTGATACGGCTCTAACGAAGCCATATTATCATTAACAATTGATAACACATTCGCATTATGATCAACAACACGCATATTGAACTCTTTGTATTTAAAAGTCTGACTACTATATTTGTAATCTAAATAGTCTGAATAAACTGTTTTAGACACAGATGACAAATAATCATACACTTCTAAATCATCCCAAACAATATCGCCAATATGCATCAAATTAGCTTCAACTGTAGGCTGAGCATCAACCATTTTATCATTTCCATTAATGTAGCCTGCATCTAAGCAACCATCGATTTTCTGCAACAACAATTGGTCATACAGCATATTCGAATAATGATAATGCGCCACCATCGCAGGCTGTTCAAAACCCTTCGGATACAAGTTAAACTCGTTATCATAAATTTGCATATACAATTGATGATAAACATTCGGATGGTTCTTCATTTGATTATAAATCATAGACATCTTGTCAAAATGCTCAGCCGTCTTTTGACGATATTCCATAACTGTAATCTCAAAAGGATCACGTTCACCTGATGAAATTTCACGAACAATATCAGGGCATTGGAGGCGATAGCCTCCGTTACCCTCAAAAACATTCTGTTTCGAATGACGTTCAGAATAATCAATGAACTTCCACATTCTCGGAACATCTTTCTTAGAACTATAAACTAAAGTCATGACCATCCTCCGCTTCAACTTCAACCGTTGGCGTAACAACTGTTTTAACAGTTGATGTTTCAGCCACAACTTCGGACTCGACTTCACGATCAATTGTCAACTTCCGTTGATCATCTTGTTCAAGCTCTGTCAAACGAATCTTAATCTCTTCGAATGAATTTTGTTTTTGAACAAGAACATCGGGACGAGCCATAACAATAGACTTGTCTTTAATTGCATTAGGAACAACCGCGCGGTCAATATCGTTTTCATCACGGAAGAGACATGCTTCCGCAATACCGCCTTTAACCAATGCTCGAACACCACCGTCTTTGCCACCAGTCGCTCCACCAAATGACAATTTATTGAAATATGAAGCTTCGTCATTGAATGCTTTTTCAAGCGAACGAATATAGCCATTGCTTCCAGTTAACGCTTGACCTAAAACATTAACGTGATCTTTATTATAATCAAGACCTAATGAATCCAACTCCGTTTCAACTTTAGAAACCCATTGACTAGTGGTCATTAATTTAGCATCGGAAGACGCATCTTTAGGAGCATCTGGATCTTGACCTGACAAGAACAATGCTGAAATACGACCATTATTACTAAACTGCGTATTAATGTCATAAGCTTGTACCGCATTGTGCTTGATTTGAAGCGTCATTTGTGTAGGTTTATAGAACACCTCCATCGCTTCACGCAAGGCTTTATTACGGAATGTCGCTGTCGCATCTTGCATCAATGTACCCGGACGACCGGTATTATCAGATTTCGTAGCGGTTGCATATTGAACAGCTAAACGATCTTTATCCGTAGCAAAGGTTTCGATAGCAGGCGCATCGACATTTAACACATCAATCAACATTCCGTCTTTGACATCTATTAACAATTCAGTAACAGCTTCAACGTTTGATGCTTGATGTTTATCACTAGATACATAATTGATTGGTTCGTTTTCATTCACCTTATCAAATTGAACACCAGCTAACTGAGCACCTTCATACTTCGCACACTCAAGCAAATGACTAGCTTTACCTTTGGCTTTCTTGTTAACAATTTTACCAAGACTCGTCATAACAGTTTGACTATCAGTCAAATCAACATAATCTGTTGCAAAGTTTTCATCACTACGCAATGCCGTATGAACATATTCATTCAAAACATTAAGAATTTCTTTACGATCAACTGTAGGATCATTAGCCATAATAGTTGCTTTCTTACGAAGCTCTTCAGGATCATCTTTACCATTTTCCTTAAAAGCATGACTACTTGAAGCAACGTCCATACCATCGTTTACAAACAACGGATAGTAATTCTTACCATCAATTTCAACTTGACCATCACCATAATTCAAAATATTGGCTTCGTGTGACAACAACGTTTCTAATTCTTTAAGAGCTTCTTCTGATTTCAATGCAACAAAACCATACGCGTCACCATCGAAGTCGCCATCATGTGATTTATCCATAAGAGGATTCATCGCAAAACCAGTAACACTATCATCGATTGTGATTTCAAAACTACGAACCGCACCTGTACGCCACGTAGGGTCACGCCAACCGAGAACTTTAGATCCTTCTTCAAGACCCATCTTCTCAGCTGTTTCTCTTGAAATCGCAATTTGATTCACATCAAGACGAGGATCAGCACAAGCAACAAGTGTCGCCGAACTATTCATACGTTTAGACGTAATCTTATCACGAATCAGAGAGTGTTTACCGTTTGCCCCCGGACCATCAATCTTAGGTGCAGTATCCGATTGAATACGATCATAATAACGTTGAGCGTTTTGATATAATTTAGATTGTTGGTTCTTCAACTTAGCAATTTCAGCGTCATTACCACCATTTGCTTGAAGATCTTTAATCTGCTCAGACACCTCAATATAAGAAGCAGCGCGTTTATAGATTTCAATATAATAGTCCGTCACATCATGAGTAGCAGTCGAACCATCCATCATTTCAGTAGAACGACGAAGCGCTCCTGACAACACTGGAATACCAAACTCACCATTTTCATCACGAGTCAATGCACGCAAAGCATGATCTTTAACACGAGGTTCGTCAGAATCTCTCAACAATTGACGATCGAGTTCCTTATTAATCAATGGGAATGGTAAATTCAAAATACCACCGTTATTTGCGATTTCTTTCATGAAATCATCTGCTGATTTATTAGGATCAACTTTAAAATGAAGACGCTCTTCACCTTCTTGTGGATGATAACCAATTTTCATATTACCATCGTGATCAATATCGACCCCTTGAACTAAAGAATATTCACGCAAATCAGCCCATGGTGTCACATTGTTACCATAAACCTCATTAATAATACCCTTCGCACCAAGTGCTTGTAAGTTCAACATCAACAATGTCGAAACAGAACGACCTTTACCTTTGGCAACATCCGATTTGTCATAAACGTGTGATTTCTTATCAACCGTCATATCCGTAATCATCATAGGCATAAAACCAATACCATTCGATTTAACTTCACCACGAAGCGGATCAACCAAATCAATTGTTTTCGTATCACGTGCTTGTTTCAAGACAGACATATTATTACGAGAAAGTGTCGCATAAGGACCCATTACAACGTCCAACTCGGGATTTGCTTTAAAGAATTGGACCTCTTTCCAAATACCTTGAGCCCGTGCTTCTTCTTCACTCATATTGCGGTCAATAATAAGGTTCGCAACCCCTTTGTTTGAACCAAAGTCAGATTGTTTATCACCCTTACGTTGCGCACGCATCGCTCCATTTTCATCTTCATAGACAGGTACTTGATATTTCTCAGCATATTCTTTCGAAATAACCATACCGTCATCGTATGTCCAACCGCCGAAGTTCATAAACGCAACTCCAACAGGTTCTGTTACTTGAAGTGCAACAAGAGCTTGCTTAGTTGCCATCATTTGACGGTCACTCGGCATAGAATCAATATATTTAAAAGATTCTTGTTTTGTCATCGCCACACGGTCACGTTCCAATTTACCAGTAAATGGATTTTCCCAACCATCAGAGGCTTTAACGGTTCCATCTGCATTAACGACAGCGCCATCAACTAAATAACGTTCAACACCTTGGTTCTTACCAGAACCCAACATATACGGGTCAAAAATATTATTCCACTTAGGATCTACAACCCGAAGGTTTTCACCAACTAATTTAGCTTCATTGAAACCATCTTGTTGAACATAATCATCAAAGTTCGTACCCGAAATATCACCATAACGATTAGGGAAGCGAACACGATTACGAAGTGTGCGAATATTTGCTTTCAATTCATCTTCAGAACGAAGATCCAAGAACCGTTTCGTATAATCAGGATCTAATTTAAAACCTTGTAATTGACTACGATACACTTTATTAAGCGATGATGCACCCATTGTATCTACAAAGTTATCATAGCGATCATCGCCACGACCACCGAGATAAGCACCCTGCATTTGTTCAACCATATTCTTATCAATCTCAGCCATAATAGCTTGTTCATAAGAACGTAAACGCAAACGTGCACGACGTTCATCATCTGTTTCTAAACCAGCCTCAATCTTATGAGTTTCACCTGGCACAAAATATGCTTCATAACCCGGAACAAAACCAAATGACTCAGACGCGGCGAATTTAGTCTGAATAATACCGTATTCGTCTTCATTGAATACTTGACCGATTTGATTGGTCATTCGTTGAGTAGAACCGTCTTTACCGAAAATATTTGGACGATCATATGAATACTGAATAACCCCATTATCGTCAATTTGAATATCAACATTCGAAATATTATCCACATCCAAATGCTCTTGAACACGCAACATTGCTTTTGTTTGATATTCTTTATGTTCAGGGTCTGAAACTAACACATCGGCTAAACTACGAGCTGTTTCAGGATCGAACTCAATCATACGATCTCGCAAACGATCAACAGCCATTTCGTTACCAATTAATTTAGATTGATCATAACCCGAACGTTTAATTGCCGCTTCAACAGCATAACTCAAACGAGGACGATTTTCATCAGCTCCAAGTTCAGCTACAATTGCAGGATTGAATCCATTTTCGAAATCACCAAGATGTGTCGCAATAAAGGATTTATGCAATTCTTCAAGCGCCTGTTCTGGATCAGTGAACCCATCAGCCGAAGCCTTAATAAAGTCTTCCAATTCCAACTTAACATCTTCATCAGGAATAGATGTCAACTCAAACTTACGAGTAGCATTGTAGACTTCAGGATGCGCCATATAATGACGAATTTGAACCATATCATCGAACAACTCAGATTGAGATGAACTATAACGATTATCAAACAAGTGCTCTACATGCGCGTTTGCTTCTTCTAACAAAGCACGAGCTTCTTTCTTTTGATCATTCGTATAAGCACTATTATCCAAAATCTCACGAGCCTGCTCAACAACTACAGCGGCTTCAGACAATTCATCAAACTTAATACTATCCGTATAAGCAACAGTCGCCAAATCAATTTGACGTTTCAAAAACTCGGCTGCGGCATCTTTTGATTCAAATGATACTGATTTCGCACTATTTCCACGAGGTGCACTATAAACATTATATCGCACAGGACGTTCAACACCATCAACAACCTCAGTCGCCGTTGGATGATCTAGCGTAATATCTGTAAAGCGATAGTTTGAATATGCGGCACCATTCGTATTCTTATTAAATTCAGCCAATGTGTCATCCGCACGACCATTGTTTCGAGAATAACGGTGTTGAGACAATGTAGAGACTGTACGACCTGTAACCGCGTCCAACAAACGCATCGAATCTTGTACAGATGGTGCAAATGTACTATTCAATTCCTCAAGAATCGCTTTACCTTTACCTTCAGCTTGCCAATAATACATACGCGTTGGTGTTTGTACACGCCCAACATATTCCGGATTGGATTCGTCATATAAACGAAGAACCGTATTATTATCAATACGTACATTCAATTGAGCAACATCACCAAGATATGATAAAGGTTCTTGAACTGAAACATCATAACCATTTTTACGAAGCTCATTGAACATATTTACAATATATTGTGCACGGTCAGAACGAATTTCTGTATCACTAAACACACGAGACATAATCGCACGATCTTCTTTACTGATAAGAGTGTCCATCATATCTTTAAGACCGGGTTCATGATCACCATTTTCTAATTTACGACCATTCCAACCATAAACAGTATAAACTTCTTCCGTTGGCATATCTGGTCGAGCCACTTTAGTTTTTCCATCACGACTTAACTTACGAGTTGGACGAATAAATTCATCATCTAAATTTACAACGGCGCGCGGAAGAATATTATCAACAGAATCGCCTTTAGATTTAGCATCAATAAATTTAGCGTAATCCGCACGATTCACATAAAAAACAGCATTATCAATATTACCATCATTCAAATATTGACCGTAGTCTTCATTGATAGCTGTAACCGGAATTGTTGTCAAATCAACAACATTTCCATTACCATCTTCAATAGGAGCCGCTGTTTTACGAAATTCCTTAATAGCAACACCCCAATCTTTCAATAGATTTTCTCTATTAAAAATTTGAGCAACATTAATAGATGGATCAATTTGTTCATCTTGGATCAACAATTGTTGAACAACTGCGTCATATGATTCCAATCCAAATTCCGATCCTTTAATCTCACGAACTTCATTCGCCAAGCGACGAAGTTTCGAAGGAGATAAAGGCTGAAGACCCATCTTCGCACATGCGTCTTGCATAGAACGCACCCAAAGATATTCCCGCTCAAGTTGAGGGATAAATGCATATTCCATATTTATTCTCACTTTCTGACTCGATCTAAAATCGAGTTCGTTTTATTTTATGTATGCTTTTATTATATCAAAATTGAAAATAAAAATGCAAGTACCCTAAAAAAGTTGACACATAATAGATATATGATATAATAGACAATTGAGAAAAAAAAACTAGAAAGGACAATAATAATGACAAATAAACAAATCACACTAAAACTTGAAAATACAGGCGAAGTAATTCCCGTTAAAATCACATCTGAATTCGTAGATGAACACGGAAACACACGTTACCGCGGCGTCTATAACAATACAGGAATGTCTCGTATTTTCGAATTCTATCCAGCCGCTATTGTCGGATCTAACTAAAAAGATACTCGTAAGAGTATCTTTTATTTTTTTTTATTTTTCATCACGTTTGCGAAGACCTAAATAAGTAGCCAAACCACCGAGCCCTACAACTGACAATAATACGACAATCGCAGTATTACGTTGTTTAGCTTGCTCACTAGTCTTAGGTAGTTCTTTTGGTGTTTCTTTCTTTTCTACTGGTTTGTAGTAGTGAATAGTGTTTCCACCTTCATCCTTCGTTTCAACGAATTCATAACCCGGAATATCCTTCTTAGGTTGTTTACCATCTTCTTGCTTAGAAATTTCTTTTCCGGTTATGATATCGATATGTTTCGTGATCACTTTCTCAGCAGGTTTTTCTACAGGTTTGTAGTAGTGAATAGTGTTTCCGCCTTCGTCCTTCGTCTCAACGAATTCATATCCCAGAATATCTTTCTTAGGCTGTTTACCGTCTTCTTGTTTAGAAATTTCTTTTCCGGTTGTAATATCGATGTGTTTCGTAATCACTTTTTCGGCAGGCTTTTCTACAGGTTTGTAGTAGTGAATTGTATTTCCGCCTTCATCCTTCGTCTCAACGAATTCATATCCCGGAATATCTTTCTTAGGTTGTTTGCCATCTTCTTGCTTAGAAATTTCTTTTCCGGTTGTAATATCGATGTGTTTCGTAATCACTTTTTCAGTAGGTTTTTCAACTGGTTTATAATAGTGGATTGTATTTCCACCTTCGTCTTTCGTCTCAACGAACTCGTAACCAGGAATATCCTTTTTAGGTTGTTTGCCATCTTCTTGCTTAGAAATTTCTTTTCCGGTTGTAATATCGATGTGTTTCGTAATGACAAGACGTGCATCCGCAACATCAATTTTAATCTCATCGCCACTAGATTTTACCGGTGTTGGGGCAACAGGCGTTGTTGGTTTCTTTTCTTTAAAGACATTCAAATTGACTGAAGCTGACTTACCAAACAACTGATACGTATATCCAGATTTCTTGTAGATCTCGATATCTCCAGTTGCTTTAGACTGATTCCACGTGATACGAAGATGATCTGCTAGTCTTGCTCGATCTAGAATCGTATTCGGTCTGAACTGATGATGGATCGTATCACCAATACCGATTGATACGAATGAACCTTTCGGAATAGCCTTTGTATTATCGACACCATCATTAAATTTCGAAACTACAGCACCGTTCTTAAGTTCAGACTCTGAACCTTGCGGAATTAATGTAATCGCAGATTTAATAGTAGAATATTCTAGTAACGAAGATTGATAGTTATCTAAATCTGATTCGATGTTCGCAGTCAATAATTCTACTGGTTTACCAGTCTTTTGATCTACAAATTTAAAATCTAGATCAATATTATCTGAATTACGAGCATCGACGTTGATTGCTCCGTCCTGATTATACTTCAAGAAAGCAAAGTTCCCAAATGACTGATCGTTTATGCCCGGTTCAGTCAGAATAGGTTTGAAGTCTTCTTTGAATGTGACAATCATGTCAAGCTTAGCACCATCGGTCGTAGTTGCAACATTCGTTAATTTGAACGAATCACCTTTAGAGTAGTCGTTAGCAGTCAGCCACGTGCGATCGCCCGAATTAGATTTGTCATAACTAGCCTTTTTAACTTTAACATCTGTAATTGCAGAATCTTCATGATATCCAATATAGTCGCCGTCTTTGACAAATGACAAATTTGGATATTTATTATAGTCTGCAAGACCGATACCGATCTGACCGAAATATTTTACAGATCCTTTGTTAGCTTCATCGTATTTGCCATATACTACGATGCCGTCTTGATTTGCTAGGATATCGTTACGTTTCGTTAAATCTTGTTGATCCTTCTGGAATTTAGCAAGACCGTCGGTATATGACTTCAATTTCTTTTCATAATCAGCTTTTTCTTGATTATATTTAGTCATTGCCACATTATAAGCCTCATTCTTCGCGCCCTGTGCTTTTTTAAGCTCAGAAGCTTTAGTTGAAGCATCTTTTAATTTAGCAATTGTATCTTTCACATACGCATCAAAATCGGTGCGTGACTGAAAAACTTTAGTTTCTCCCACATTTACAGATACACCCGCGGCTTTCGCTTCATCAATTGCTTTTGTAAGATCAGTCGTTTCAGATTTCGTTTCCACTTTCTCTTCAGCAAATACTGACATTGGTTGCGCTAGAGGTGCGACAAAGCCAAACCCTGTAGTAATCAGCATAATATGCGTCATCGATTTCATCAATTTATTTTTCATAGTAAGTCCTTCTTAATATTTTTATGATAAAACCATTATAGCATTTCAGCCACAAAAATGTCAACAGAAACTACTTCAAATCTTCGTAAACACGATCACCGATTTCATTAACGATGTCTTGCATATCGTTGCGCATTGCATAGAACAACGCTAACCGAGCGGCCGCGCGAACATCTTGGTGATGCGACTTATCAAATTTCCATAAGCCACACGCTCGCAATACACTATCCGGAACATCTGTCCCATAACCCATATTAGCTTGCTCTACAACATTCGGCACCAGTTTTTTAACAGCTTCAACGGTTTGAACAACTGAATTATCACGAGCACTATTACCTTGTCGAACAATAAATTTCTCCACAATTGCGATATCGTAATCAAGCGTCACACCGACAGTCTGCCACCAGTCATTAAAATTATCCACACCATACGGTACAACCCAATAATTAATCAATCTCGTATTATCTAGCAATACAACACCTGTAGTTGATGTACTAATACGATTACTGGACGGATCAATTGATAGAATTCTTGTCATTAAAATTTCCTCCGATATCACTATTATAACAAATATCACCAAAAGATGCAAAAAAGAAGCACTCAATCGAGTACTTCTCATAAGCAATTATTTTTCGTCACGTCTACGAAGACCTAAATAAGTAACCAAACCACCAAGACCTACAACTGATAATAGTGCAACAATTGCAGTATTACGCTGTTTCGCTTGCTCACTAGTTTTAGGCAATTCTTTTGGTTTCGCATACACAGCTTCAATAACTTGTTCTTGATCCGTCACTTTTCCTGAAACCTTACGTTCTTTCGAACCCGTTTGTTTAATTCCAACGAAGGCATATTTAACACCATCTTTTTCAATAGTCTCAGGAGCTTCACCAGAGAACTCAGTGTCTACGTCAACGTTTTCGCCAGTCAATACTTTCTTCTGAGCGATTTCAGATCCAGATTCATCAACAAATTTCAACGTTACAAGTTTCCCGATCTTCACAGCCACGAAGGTTACCAACACGTCACGGTCAGCAACTTTACCAGTAGCAGGTACACTATCTTTCGCAAGCTCAAGACGATAACCGTCTAATTTTGGCGTTTCAACCTTGTACTCTTCATCTTGGTAAGCTTCTGTGACATCTGTTTGTTTGACAAGTTCTTGGCCTTTACTATCGACAACACGGTAACGAACTTTACGTTTTTCCATTGAACCTTGAGCTACAATCTTATCAACTTTTTCAGTAACTGTTTCTTCGGTTACTTTTTCAGAACCATCTACTTTTTTACCTTTTTGAGTCTCATAAGTAGTTGTGACTTTAGTAACACCCTCAACACCCTCTTGGAGAACTTTTTCTTCACCTTTTTTAAGTGTTGGGTCTTGTTTATAAATCGTTTCAAACGGTACTTTCTTCTCTGTTACTTCAAATTTAGAACCTTTAGTACCGACAGCAATGATTTTGTCAACTTTTTTAACGGCTTCTGTCTCAGTTACTTTCTCAGAACCTTTAACTTTCTCACCCTTTTGAGTTTCATAAGTCGTTGTTACTTTAATAACGCCTTCAACACCTTCTTGAACAACTTTCTCTTGACCTTCTTCGAGTGTTGGATCATCTTTACGAATTGTCTCAAATGGAACTTTCTTTTCAGTTACGTCAGATTTAGAACCTTTAGTACCAATAGCAATAATTTCATTAACAGGCTCTTTAATTACTTTATTTGTTTCGTTAGTAACAGGTTTTCCTTCTAATTCCACAAAAGCATCAGTCTTAGATAAACTATTGGCACCAATTGTGAAAACACCCTTAATATCACCGGCCTTTTGAGGTTTGAAGCTATAGATTAAGGTATAAGTACCTGCGATATTGAAATTATATGGATTGATTTTCCCATCGTTTTTCACCGGTACATCTTTACCATTCGGATCCATCAACTTAACATCAATCAATTGAACAACCCCTTTGGTTCCATCAATTGTGAAACGACCAGAAACTTCTTGTGTTTCAATTGCAGAATGTTTAAACGCATTAATAATATCTTGTTCACGTTTTCCGTCTGGTACACCATCGGCGTTATAAGCATTCGGATGACCTGCTTTTTTCATTTGCATAATCGACCATGGCTCAGTAAATTTATTAGTCGTTTGACGTTCTTTATCTTCAAGCGTTGGATATACCACACTCATGAAGGTCTTAGCGTGATCTTTAGCCCACTTCGCAAATGATTGGTCAATATCCTCGGTCAAATATCCACCATTATTATAGGTCTTATAAGCCCAACCGTCCGTAAACTGAATAACCGACACATTATCCAATTTGTGTTCTTGCGCTTGATACGCATCTTCATACTGCATTTCTTTTGCTGGTAAAAATTTATCAGCATGTGCTTTTGCGTATGGTTCCCAGACACGATACCAGTCATAAGTTGCTTGCGGTGTTAATTTAATTAAATCGTTCAACATAGAAATAGCATCTGCTTTAGACAACAATTTAGTATAATACGGTGTACGATACGAATCCGAATTATTCTCAGCGTAAGACATGATGCTAACTTGGCTACCTTCAGGCAAAGAATTAATCAACGCAAGCGCATCACGCATAGCTGTTTCCAAAACGCGAGGACCATTTTTAGTATTTTTACCAAGTAGTGAACCAGAACCATCCATGATCAACAAAAGATCAGTTGGCTTTTCAACAACCGTTTTCTTCGGATCAGAAACTACTTGAATTTTTTGTGTATAAGTTCCATCAGCATTTTTAACAGCCGTAGATTCCTTCGTCAATTCAAACTTACCAGTCCCTTGAGCAGGTGTTGTCGTGGTAACAAACTCCCGAAGACCTTTTTCACCTTTTTGAATAACTTTCTTTTCACCTTCCGGCAACGTAGGATCTTCCTTAGTTTCAGTCTTAAACGGAATTTCTTCAGTCCGTTTAGTAATCTCAGGCTTAGCTGGTTCCTTTACAATTGTAGGTGCCGGGTTAATTGTATCTTCTTTTTTATCAACTTCTTTACCGTCAACAGATACTGAACTCACAATCTTCTTAGCAGAATCAACTGACCCACCAAACGTATAATTCACAACATATTTACCATCAGCTAAGTCATTCAAGTCAGCAGAAACTTTATTATCTTTGATCGTCAACGGTGTTTTCTTACCAGTTGAATCAACAAGTTCTGCGGTCTTAAGAGTAACTCCCGCTTCAGGTGTAATCGAAACATGTGCTTTCTGCTTAGTAGTTGTCGTTTTTGTAACAGTTGCCGTTGATTCAAAATGTTTTGCAATCTCTTCAGAACGACCCGCTTTATTATAATCAGTCAAACCATACGTCATAATATTAGGGTGACCCGCAGCTTTCATTTTCTCAACAGACCCACCTACACCATCCACAACGGTCATAAATGTTTTAGCATTTTTCTTAGCCCATTCAGCAAACGAACTATCAATGGTTTCATCAGCGACCCAGTCATCCGTAAACTGAAGTGCAGACACAACTTTATTACGATTCGGTTGCTCTTCATAAACTTGCTCAAACCCTTTATGTTCTGTGGTTCGAATTACTTTATCACCAAGCATCGGAACAACAATGTTTGGAATCAACGTCCATGATTGAGACATTTCCATAACTTCATTAGTATTAACCAATCGCTTAAGAATATCAAGTGCTTCAGATTTAGACAAAAGTTTTGTCGCAGCAGAACCGTCCTGGCCATTGGTTTCATAAGAGTTTTGATTATTTGTACCATAAAACGCCAACATAACATGGTCTTGATCCGTCAATTTATTTTGAATGACATAAATCATATCCATCAACTGCTGACGACGTGCGCCCGAATATCCAATTCTACTTTTAAATTCACCCTCAGATAAAGACCCTGACAAATCAATGATTTGAATTAAATCCATTGGTTCATGAGCGGTTGTACTAGTAGATGATGTTGAACTTTTCGTAATAAACTCTAATTTATTTGAACCGTCTTGACCTGATTTATATTCAGCCGCAAAAACTGTCACAGGTGCTAAAGCTGAACCCACAACTGGCGCAATAGCTAAACTCAACATAGAAACATTCACTAAATGTTTCCCAATCTTGCGCATTTTAAAAGTTTCTTTTAACCTATAAACTCGTCCTTTATTTAAAAAATTTCTCAATAGATTCATTATATCACAAGATTTTATTTAAGGCAATAATCCCATCAATTTGAAAAAAAAGTGTCAACCCTTTGTTGACACATTCTTTATTATGTGCTATAATGCATATATCAAAAATAATTAATAGAAGGTGATTTTAATTATGAAATTAAAAACTATCTTAGCGTCAGCTGCCGCTCTTGCAGCTACTGTCACTGTTGCAACAACAGTATCTGCTGCAACTTACACATTTGCAGGCTTTGACCAAGGTTTTGCACTTGTAAAAGACGAAAACGGTAACGTTCGTCCGGGTGCTGAATTGAAAGATGGTAAAGCCGATCTCACTAAATATGGTCTAGGTGTCATTGATACTAACCAAGAATCTCCTTTGACTGACAAAGAAAAAGAAGAAATCTTTGCTCCGTCTGAAGAAGAAAAATTCATTAAAGAACACGGTCTCGACAAAGGAACTGACGGAAACCCATCAGTACGTTTGGATGACAAAAAAGATGGAAACAAACCAACAGACACTAAGAAACCGGAAGACAAGAAAAACATCAATGAAGATGTAAACAAAGCTAAAGAAGCTGAAAAGAATCTTCCACAAGGCAAGACAACTCCAAAACAATTGCCTAAAACTTCAGCTGTAAAATAATTACAGCAAAGACAAAGACGAACTCGCAAGAGTTCGTCTTTTTTTTATTACATTAAAACAGATGTATAAATAGCTTTGATTTCATCGGGTGATGTCATGAACCACTCTTTACCAGGAGCATCCACAATCCATCGACCCTTAAATTTCATAATATCATGAAATGCAGTTTCCAAAGCATTTGAATCATCACAATAAATAATCAATGCCACATGTGGTAATTCTGGATAACACGTTCCCGCTTGACTGATAATTCTTTGTATGGGGTCGCAGTCTGTTCGACCAATTTTACAAGGCCATGATGCTTCACCATTTATTCTAGCATGCTCACAATAAGCATCATAATAATAAACGTACACCGCATTTGGACCTGTACCGAGTATTTCGTCCACAGAATAAACAACTTCTTCAACTTCCGAAGAACCTGTTACAACTTCAACTAATTCGGGCTCATGATAATGCAACTCCCATATACCATATCCTTTATTAACGAGCCCTATATTTTTCTTCCTCAAATTTACAGTCGCCGTCTTAAACACATCGATAAGATTACATCCCTTTTTAACAATTCCACCTTTTTCCCGATGATAATCAACCACTTCAGAAATTGCAGCTTGTCTTTCAAATCGTTTACCATCAAACAACTGAATAAGCAATTTGCCAAAAATAGCAGGTTTCAACGGTAATCCACTAAATTCATAATCTTCAGTTTCCATGAAATACACGCACCTTTAACACCCATATCACGATCTTTCGAGACCTATACAAAGTAATCATACCACAAAAAAATCATAAACACAATATTCAAAAAAAAGAAGCTCGATTGAGCTTCTTTTAAAAACGATTATTTTTCATCACGTTTACGAAGACCTAAGTAAGTCGCCAAACCGCCAAGCCCTACAACTGATAACAGTGCGATAATCGCAGTATTGCGTTGTTTAGCTTGTTCACTAGTCTTAGGTAGTTCTTTTGGTTTCGTATACACAGCGTCGATAACTTGTTCTTGATCCGTTACTTTACCTGAAACCTTGCGTTCTTTAGAACCAGTTTGTTTAATTCCAACAAAGGCGTATTTAACACCACCTTTTTCGATTGTTTCGGGCGCTTCACCAGTAAATTCAGTATCGACTTCAGCGTTTTCACCAGTCAACACTTTCTTTTCAGCGATTTCTGATCCAGATTCATCAACAAATTTCAACGTTACAGGTTTACCGATTTTCACGGCCACGAATGTAACCAACACGTCACGGTCAACAACTTTACCCGTTGCAGGTACACTGTCTTTCGCAAGTTCAAGACGATAACCATCGAGTTTTGGCGTTTCAACCTTGTACTCTTCGTCTTGGTAAGCTTCCATGACATCAGTTTGTTTGACAAGTTCTTGACCTTTACTATCAACAACACGGTAACGAACTTTACGTTTTTCCACTGCGCCTTGAGCCACAATCTTATCAACTTTTTCAGTAACAGTTTCTTCAGTCACTTTTTCAGAACCGTCTACTTTTTTACCTTTTTGTGTTTCATAAGTAGTTGTTACCTTGATAACACCTTCAACACCCTCTTGAAGAACTTTTTCTTCGCCTTTTTTAAGTGTTGGATCTTGTTTATAAATCGTTTCAAACGGTACTTTCTTTTCTGTTACTTCAGATTTAGAACCTTTTGTACCGACAGCAATGATCTTATCAACTTTCTTAACGGCTTCAGTTTCAGTTACTTTTTCAGAACCTTTAACTTTCTCACCTTTTTGAGTTTCATAAGTAGTTGTGACTTTAATCACACCTTCGACACCTTCTTGGAGGACTTTTTCTTGACCTTCTTCGAGTGTTGGGTCATCCTTGCGAATTGTCTCAAACGGCACTTTCTTCTCAGTTACTTCTGATTTACCACCTTTAGTACCAGTATGAATGATTTCATTCACAGGTTGTTTAGTGATCTTTTCAGTAGATTTACCTTCTAAAGTTGTAATCTCTTTTTCACCCTCAACACCTTTTTGAA